AGCACTCGGAAACGTGGTCGAGTCTTGCAGCTCGCAATATCAGCGAGTGGCGGAAGAAGCTGACCGAGCTACTTCCGAAGCAATGACCCTGCGCCGTAGCTGGCCTAAATAGCTTTTCCACTTCCCCTATAGGAGGGGTCACATGCGTAGTCTGATCATCGCCGCATTACTCGCGGCAGGCTCGGCTCATGCCGATTTGGTTTCAAAAGGCGATAACGCAAAGCTCGTCCTGTTTGAGAACAAACCCTGCGACCTCCCGGAGCTGATGGTGGGCGTTCCACCTGAAATGATCGATCAGGTTCATTCCGGATATGTGGAATCGGATGGAAGGGTGATCCGGCTTTGCTGGACGCGCAATGGGGACATCGGCCTGATTCGCGACGAGAACGGGGACGGTGGGATGGTGAATCTGGCTGCGTTCAAGCCGGACGGCGCATGACTCCCAATTTCAGGCTTCTGGTGTACGCGCTAGCGCTCACCGGGTTTGTGTACGGGTTCTGTTTTTTGCTTGGGGTGCTTGCGTGACGACGATTGTTGCGACAACGGAAATGATGGCCGCTGACCGTCGCGTGACGGGCTCCCCGATGTTCGGCATCACGAAGATTCAAAGAATCAGGGGCTCGCTCTATGGTGGGGCGGGGAACGTAGAACAAATCCTCAAGATGTTCGAGTGGTTCAAGAACCCCGACATGAAGCCTGATTGGAAGTTCGGCGTTGAGTTTGAAATCCTCCAACTCAACGCCGAAGGTCTTTTCCTATGGGGTGGAGAAATGATCGCTATGCCGCTGGATCTTCCCCACTATGCGATTGGAAGTGGAGGGCAACTGGCCCTAGGCGCTCTCGAATGCGGCGCTCCCCCTGCCGAAGCAATCCGGATCGCGCACAAGTTCGATCCCTATACCGGCAGAGAACTCGTCGTTCACAAGCTCTGACATGACAGCCCCCGCTCGCGTAGACGAAGCCCTATTTCAATACGCGACTGAGAATCAAGCCATCGTCCTGCGTGCAATCCAGGAACATGGCGGGGCCCGACCAGCATCGGAGGTTCTGGGCTTCAGCCATTCCTATGTGGCCCGGGTCATCAGGGCCGTCGAGAAGAAGGCGGGGAGACTTCCAGAACCGAAAGAACCGGCCCGCGCTCCCGATGAGGGCAAGCGAATCATGGTCATCCCCGATGTGCAGGCCAAGCCCGGGGTTGACTTTTCCTACCTCGCGCGCATCGGGCAGTACGCCGTCGAGAAGAAGCCGGATCGCATCGTCTTTCTGGGAGACTTTGCTGACATGAGTTCCTTGTCCTCCTACGACAAGGGCAAGAAGTCATTCGAGGGGCGCAGGTACAAGCGCGATTGCGAAGCCGCACATTGGGCCATGAGCGCATTTCAGACACCTCGCATCGAATACAACGCGCGCAACCCGCTCCATCAGTACAACCCAGAACAAGATCTTGTTTACGGCAATCACGAAGACCGCACGGACCGCGCCGTCAACGAAGACCCGAAGCTAGACGGGGTTCTGTCCCTCGCGGACCTCAAGTACGAAGACTTCGGCATCAAGTGCCATCCATTTTTGGAGGTGGTGATGATCGAGGGAATAGCGTTCTCTCACTACTTCACCTCGGGCACGATGGGACGACCCGTCACCACGGCTCAAGCCTGCCTCACCAAGAAGCACCAGAGCTGCATCCAAGGGCACCAGCAGGGCCTACAGATTGCCACTGGATACAGGGCTGATGGGGCGCTCCTAACCTCTGTGATCGCCGGCAGTTGCTATGAGCATAACGAGGACTACCTGGGGCCACAGGGAAACAACCACTGGAGAGGCTTTCTGATGCTCCATGACGTTGTGGACGGTGTTTTCGACCTGATGCCCGTCTCCCTCAAATTCATCAACCGCAGGTATCCACACATCACGGCCCCGACACCGAACTACTCGATGCCCACGGAGGCCGACATTCAGGCCGGGAGGATGTGATGAAGCCCCACATCATCTACACGCGCGGCTGGTGGCGCTGCGGGCTCATGTGTGAGGACGTGCAGCTCGAGTGGACGTGGGGAGAGTCGCCGTCCCTTGCTTTGGCGAGGTGGGAATTCAGCCGGCAGACCAGGGAGCGGTGCTTTGACGCCCGAACGCTGTGAGAAATTCTTGATGCGCACGGAGTTCATCCTTGAGCTGCTGGAGCGCGAAGACGTACCGCAAGACTTGCGGGAGCGGGCATTGGTACTACTGAACCTCAATGAGAAGGCGACGTACTACGCACCGCCAGTCGTTCGCGTGGAGCAGGTACTAGAGCCCGAATGAAATAATTGTCGTCAACCGCTTAACAGTCCCGCGCGTTGCCTATACAATAGCGCCATGAATCCGCAGCACCAGCCCCATCAAGCAATCGAGCATCGCGTCTCGGTTGTGGCTCGCGTGCGCGACACAAACACCCGATCATCACGAGCACGAACGCGCAGTTAATTCTGCGCGTTGTTCCGGGTTAGCTCAGTTGGTAGAGCGCCTCCCCTGTAAGGAGGATGTCGCGGGTTCGAATCCATGCACCTGGAACCACTGAATTGGGCTGCGCGCTGGAGCGCAGGAAGCCCCCGCAAGGCATCCTTGCTCGGTTCGATACCGAGGCGGTCCACCAAGTTTCCGGTGCTGTGGGGGTTGCTGCCCGCAGCTTAATTGAGAGTTACGCCGAAGCCGGAATTCGGGCGGTGCCGAGCAGGGCTCAAAGCTGTTTCGAAAGCAGTGGCACTCAGGGATGGGTGATGGTTCGATTCCTTCACCGCCCGCCAATGGAAGGTTGCCGGAGTGGCAACGGGTCCGCTTGCTAAGCGGCAGCCGGTCAGCGATGGCCGCGAAGGTTCGATCCCTTCACTTTCCGCCACCGAATTCGGTTGCCCATGTGGGCAGCATAGCGCGCTCAGCCTTTGCGGATGGCAGCGGCGAGTTCTTCGGCGGCGTCGATTTGCCCAAGCATCTGATCCTCGAAAGCGATGTCGCTCGTCCACTTGTCGCGTGGGCCGATCTCGCGCGCCAGCTCATCGGCAATCTTCGCGCATCGCTCCCTCTCAGCCCCGCGCCCAGCCTCATAGCACCTCATGCCGTATTCGCGCATCTGCTCGGCGGTGTAGGCCCGGTAGGGTATTTGCGATGCTCCAGCCAGCGGATTCGGATTCAACGCCATTTCGATCACGTTCGCGTTGATGGGTTCCGGCAATTCCGGCAGCTCTCGGGGTGATGTGCGGAAGGTCATTGGGAGTCCTTTCGTTGACGCTCGATCGCCAGCCTGAGGTCGGACTCCGCATTCCACAAGTCCGCTTGCGCTTGGCTGTAATCCATCGACAACCGCATCCGGTCGGCCTCATCCCTGCCGTTGACGTTCATCATCCCCAGCGATTCAACGCGCACCCGCCTTTGTGCGACGATTTTCGATAGCGCGTCGATTTCCAGATTGCGGACCGTTTCGCTCATGCTCTCTTCTCCTTCAATGACCTACCTAGAGGCAGGCAATCACTTTCCTTGTTTCACGATCCGGCGCGGCCCCATTTTCGCCGCAGCTTCCAATCGGCGGGTGTCCTCTCGCGTCCACGCACGCGGGGCGGGCTTGAGGCCCGGATGCAGGAAGAAGTCGGGATACACCACAGTCTGCCCGCTGCTGGTGGTGTAGTTCGGTTTCCGGTCTTCAACTCGATGGGCGATGGCCTGCGGGATTGACTGCACGATTTCCAACTTCGGCTTGGGAATCTGGATGATCAGCCCGCGCTGCTGTGAGGACTCCTCGCGCACCATGCGCTCCAGGTCCGCGATCAACCGTGTCGCCCCGTCCATCGCGTTGTAGGCGCGTGTCATCCAGTCCACGGCGGCGGCTTGAGTGTCGCACTTGCGCAGGCCGCGCATCAGCGTGTCCATTTCGGACAGGATGGCGCGCTTTCGTTCCTCGTGGCTCATGGCGCGAGGCGCACTACTTTTTCGTCCTGCGGGGCTGGGAGCAGGTTGTCGGCCTGCACCTTGTCGATCACGCGGCGGCCATCGGCCAGGAGCATATGCGGCATGAACGCGGCTTCGAAACTGAGCACGCCGCACTCCACGGCGGTGATCTGGCCTTTCACCCAATCTCGCAGGACGGAGCACACGGCAACCTTGCCGATTTCGAGTGCCTTGCGGTCGTAGGCTGCGCGATCATTGCCGCGCACTTTGGCCCAAGGATGAGCCCTTTGCCATGCTGCTGCATAGCCTTTCCAGTTCGCCTCTAGGCTCACGGTTCGGTCGCGCCACTTGAACTGCACCATCGTGCAGCCCTTCTCGTTGTCCACCATCGTGCCGAAACTCTGGCAGCCGAACTTGGCGAGCGTTCGCTGTAGCTCGGTTAGCGCCTTATCTCCGCTGGTAGCGGTTTCATACGGCAGGCCCATCGCAGTTCCTTTCAATGACCGGCCATCGCCGGGTGGGAAAATCTTGACCAACTCGGTGCGGATGAGGCGCCTGGTGCACTGGACGCACGACCAGCGGCCCCAGCATCCATGCGGTTTCGCGACGAGCGCGCCGATTGCGCTTAGGATTGCAAATCCGTTCAGCTCGGTTCGACTCCGGGACGCGCCTCCAATCACTACGCGGATTTGCTGCTATCGAAGCAGTAGCAACACGCAAACCGTGTGGGGAAATCATGCCCTACGTCCGATTTTAAGGATGGCGTCGTTCAATCGATCGGTCGCCAAATGCGCGTAGCGTTTCGTGCTCGCCGCGCTCCTATGCCCCAGCACCGCGCCCACCGTGTAGAGGTCCACGCCCGAGTTAATCAACTCGCTGGCCGTGCTGTGCCTCAGGTCGTGGAAGTGCAGCCACGACATTCCCACAGCCTTGCGGGCCTTCACGAAATGGTAGTTCGTGACGAACCGCGAGCGCATCTCGAACTGCGCGCAACACCTGATCCTCGGATGGATCGGGATGATTCGCGGGTCGCCGTTCTTCGTGTCTCGAAGGACAAATTGCCCGTCGATCACCTCGGCGCGGTAAATCTCCCCAAGCCTCATCCCCGAATAGAACGCGATGCGGATCGCCGCCCGTGTAGCCTTGTCCTGGCACGCCTTGGCAAGCCGCAGCATCTCTGCGCGCCCGATGTAATGTTGCCGCTGGTTCTTCACTTGTGGGACTGCGATGCGCGCTCCGGGGTCGGCTTCGCCCATCGCGTGGTGCTTCCACGCATACCGACACGCGGCGCGAAGGTACGAGATGCGATTCTTGATCGTGGCGGGTGACAGGGGTTTGTCGCCGTGCTCCCGTGCAGATCGCAGGCTGATGGCCTTGCACACATCGGCCAGTGCCGACATGGGCCGTCCTTGGTAGGCCCAGAACGTCACGGCCAGCTCCTTCGCCACGTTGCGGCCGTGCTTGAGGCCTGGGGCGCGTTCACGCAGGTACACCGCTACTGCGTCTTCGATTGAGTAATCGGAATCACCGATGCCTCGCGCTGTGGCGTAGATGCGGCCCGTGTGTTCGCGGTCGAAGGCGTCCGCTTGGGCACGATTCCAAGCGCGCGGAAGGAGCTTTGTAGTGCGGACTCGTTGGCCGCCGATACGCGCGTCGAACTCAAAGCGGAAGCGACCGCGCGCCTTGTCTCGGTAAATCGACATTTCGCCTTGAACTCCTCGATGTCGGCCTGATCGAACACCACGCGCCGGCCAATTCGCGTGCAGGGGATTGGACCATTGGGGGCGGCCAGATCATATGCCTGGCGGGCAGAGACACCCAAAACCGCTGCTGCTTGCCTGGCGTTCATCGCGCTCATTCCTTCCTATCCCTGATTGAAGCGGCGCACGCGGCAGCCCCGCCTGTGTTGGCGGCTCCGTTGTCAATTTCTTGTTGACGCTCAACGTCATCGCAAATCTTCGCGCAAGCCTCGCGCTCTTCTGCCCGCACTTTGTCGGCAAAGGTGGAGAGGCCGTCCATCGAAAACGTCACCGTGCCGCGCGAGATTCCGCCGTCAGGAAGCGTGAACTCATGGATTTGGATAACGGCCCCACTCTCCCTAGCGAGTTCTACGAGGGAGTTCTGCACTTCGTTACTCATCATCAGTACCTTCCGGCGAGATCGTGTCGCCGTGAAGCACCGTCACGCCAGGGGCGTCTTTCTCATCGATTTGCGTTTCGGCCTCGTGCTTGAGCGTGATGCGTGTTTCGACGCCGTGTCGTCCTTCGCCCCACACCATGCGCATCTGCTTCCAGCTCCAGAAGTCGGAGCCGGTGTGAATCGCCGACGATGAATCGCGGAACGTCACATCGAGCGAGCCGATCTTGTGTTCGCGTGCGAGCGCGACGAGAGCGCGGGCAAATTCCACATGCGCGGGCTTGATGTCGCTCATCGCTTTTCGCCTCCGTTACCTTGCGGCTGTGCCGCGTCAACCGCTGCGCCCACGCCATCAGTGCCCCTTGCGTTCATGGATGCCTCCGGGGTTCGATACGTCGTTGAAGTCGCCGCTCGCCACCATGTCGAGCGTCTGTTGCGCCCAAGCGAGCGCCTGCTCTTTGCCCACGTCAGCGATCATTGAACCGACGCACGCACCGATGAAGCCCGCGTAGAGCTGGCCCATGTGCTGCGCAGTCGGATTTGCCTTGCGCGTGGCTTCGCGCACGATCGGCATGCACAGCCGCATAAAAACGTCAGCGCCGATCTGCACAGGCGGGCCGACGAATCGCTCCTGCTTAGCCATGGGTGTTACCTCGTTCGGAAGCCGAGGGCGCGCCATCATTACCTTGCTGAGTCATCGTGTCTTGATCCCATGGTTGAGCCGGTCGCCAGCGAACGTCGTGCAGCAGGCCGGATATTGCAGGCCGGTCCACACGCTGTTCTCGTATGGCTCGTGGATAGCGTTGCACTCCGGGCACATCCAGGCACGCCCGAAGTGCAACGACTTCGCCGCGATTGGCTTGTAGGTGTTCCGGTAGCAGTAGCGGTCGTTGAACGCCCTGGCGATGGCTGATCGGTTCGCGGCGTCCTTACGCTCCGCGCGGCGCTTCTTCAGAAACTCGATGAGGTCACTGAGCATCGCTGTTACCTCCTTCGCTGGCGGAGCCGTGCAACCGATTCACGCCAGCATTACCTGCTGAGCCGTGGTGTTGCGGCACGCGCAGCGGGTTCGCGTATCCGGGCGGCAGGAAGGGCTGCAAGTCCTTCTTGACGTAGTGCCGCACGCCGAGCTTCTGGCACAGGTCGATCATCCGGCGCGTGTAGTCGCACCAGTCCGTCGTGCGCGTGATCGAGCCGAGGTAGTTTGCGCGGCCGATCTTGAAGAGGTCCACGTAGCTGTGCGTCTTGTGGACTATTTCGAGGCTTGCCTCCACGTCGAGCGTCGGCTCCAGCGACACCCAAGTGAAGATGCCGCGCGAATGGAAAGCGTAGAGCGCGTTGAGCCGGTCGACCGGTAGAGCCGCGCCGCGCTCCCACTTCTTCGAGAACTCGTCATCCAGCGTTGTCAGCGTGCTGGCGAACGCATCACGGTCGGGGCGGAAGAGGTCGATGTCCCGCAGTGCGCGCGTGCCGCCCTTGGTCAACGTGCAGAACCCCAAGCCGTGAGCGCGCAGCACCTGGAGCGTTTCGCGCGTGAGCGTCGTATCGCCGGGGTGGTACGGGTCCGTGGTGAAGGACAGCATGACCTGCTCGCGCGACCCCATCGCCTGGTACTTCTTCGCGTCCTTTGTGAGCGCGGCGAGGAAGCCTTCCCGCGGCACGGCCCCGGCGTCGAACTCGGCGCGCTTCATCTTGAGCACGCCAGGCACGTAGCAGTAGGCGCAACCGTGGCCGCAGCCCCGGTACGGATTGGCCGCGAGCGGCGCGTACTCTCCGGCCTGTCCTGCCGGCGCGTAGATGTGGCTACATCCCTTGATCGCCACGCCTCGCGGCATGAATTCGATGGTGCGAGTCGTCACGAGTTACTCCCTCCGTCAGACGTTTTCGTGGCGACCGGCATGCCAGCAATACCTTGCTGAGTCATAGGTCCTCCAGCTTCGTGTCGTATCCGAGCATCAACGGATGCAGTGGGTCGCGGCTCTTGGTGCGGCCGAAGCATTTCATGGGCTTGCCCGTCCTGCGCAACAGCACGAGCGTGTTGTCAAAGTGGTAGCGCAGTCCGGCGTGAACCTTGGAGCGGTTGCCCCAGCATGGAACAAGAATGTCTGCGTCGGCGGCGATCTGCTTCAAGTGCTCGGCGTTGTCCAATCCGGTTGGGTGCATGACGCCGGCCAGCTCGCGCACATCGGTCGCGCGATACGCGAACACGTTGCCGACAATGAACCGGCGTCCACCCCAGCGGGACACGAAGCCGATCCACTTGCCGACAGTCTGATCGTCAACGGTCGCATCTGCGGTGCTCGGGTTGATGCCGAAGAACGCATAGATCGGGCCGCTGGCGTCCGGTATCTCCCGCTCCAGGCGGTAGCGGAATTTTCCGCAGTCGGAGAGGGTCGCGCCGTTCATGGCTTCGCTCCGGTTACATCGGTCCGCGAGCCGTTTTGCGCTGCGTCCACGCCATCGGTGACTTTCATGTCATGTGGCATAGCTAACTCCCAAGGCCAAGAGCTGCGCCTGGCATTCGCGGGCAAATTGCTCTGGCCCGTTCTCGCGGTAGAACTCCAAACGACCCGAGAGGAAGCGGACTTGCCGCCTGCGCTCGCTGCGCGCCTCCAGCCACAACATCAGCGGCAAGACCACGATCGGCATGAAGACGATCGCTGCCATAGAGATGTTGGCGGCGGACATCATGCGGCCCCATTTCTCGCAGCCAGCCAGGAGCCGACCAGCAGACCGATGAACACACCGTTGCCGAAGCACATATAGCCGATGACGACGTAGCTCATTGCTTCCTCGCTAGATCGAAAACTGAGGCAATGCGCTGAGACTTGCGGTAGAACCCCGCACGCGAGCGGTTGTGGCGCGCTGCGGCTTGACGCTGAGGGCGAAGCGGAACGCCCAAGTAACGCAGGGCCGTTACCACGGATGTCTCACTGGCCTTCAAGATCGCTGCGACTTGGCGGCGAGACTTCTCCTCATCTCGGTACAGGATGGCGGCTTGGTGCATTTGCAGAGGGGTTAGGGCTTTCGCTCTCGGCATCACGCGGGGGCCTTTGCTGCTGTCTTGCGCGCTTCGCCTTCCTTTTTTAAGCCGCTGCGCACGTTCGATGGAAGGACCGACCACAAGGCAACCTTCTGATCGGAGTCCAGGTTTTCGGCCTCGATGCGGTCGAAGGCAATGACAACGCCTGCCTCTTCGCTGTTGAAAAGGTCCGTCACTTCCGCGCCGAGGTCGCGCAGGTAGGTTTGCTGATCCGCGTCCACCATCGCCATTGCGCCCATCGTCGCGGAACTGCGGAAAGAGATCGTTTCCGTGCCGATGTCGGCCAGCCCTTCACCGCCTTCGGTGTTGAGGAAGTGGACGGCAGTGTCCAGGCGGTCGGTCTTGGGCCAGAGTTTGTAGGCGCGCTTGATGACCGTCTTTTTGATCATCTCGCCCTCGTCCGTCTTCCACGGACCCTTTTGCCCACTCTTCCACGAGCTGGAGCGATTGCGAATGTCGTACACCTCGTCAATCGCCATACAGGTGGTGAGGTAGTCGCCATCGCGGGTCTTGACGACCACATAGACGCCGACGATGGGGCCGCGCTCCTTGGCGAACGGATTGCGGTTATGGGACGGAGGCTTGTCGAAGCCTTGCAGCTCGAAGCGGTCTTGTTCGTAGACGAGTTCGGACTGCCCCCACATGATGGAGCCGGACTGGATGGCGAGGTCCAGCAGGCCCATGTAGCTGATGTCCAGGCAGATGCGCCCATCGCGCGGCACGAGGTACGCCTGCCGCTTGGCGGGGTTCAGGCTGATCCCGATGGCCGCGACGTTCGTCACCGCGTTGATGACGGACTGGCGGTTGTCCATCGACACACGCATGGTGTACTCGTTGGCCGTGACAATCTGAACGGCGAACCCGGCTTCACGTTCGAAGTTCAGCGCCCCACCGGACATCTTCTCAAACCGCTCGCGCGTGGAGTAGATGTCGTCGCGGATGATTTGCAAGCTGTTGTTCGTCATGGTCAGTCTTCCAGTTGTTCGAGAATCGTTTCCTCGATGAACTCGCGCTGGCACACATCCAGCATGTCCGTGATGTCCACGCCCGCGACACGGCAAGCAACGAGAGATGCGTTCGCCGGGTATCCGGGGCCTGGACAGGCGTCAACGTCGTAGCAAGGCGATTCGCCCGGCTCGTATTCGTAGTCGCACTCCATCTCGAAGCCCCACGGTTTGACCAGCGCCGTGCGACAGGCATACGTGATTTGCAGTCGTGCATTCATTGCGACAACCTTTCATAAATCCAACCCCCACCCCCAACCACAACTACAGCGGTAAGGATTGCCACGAGAAACGCAAGCAATGCACTTACAAGAGTGAAGGCTTGTTCACTTGATACGACTGGAGGGTCGGGAGGGGTCATGGCTAGTCGCGGCTGATGGCTCGCACTTCGACATGCGTCCAGCCTTCCTTCTCTGCCAGCGTCTTGCACTGCTCGGCGGCATCGAGCAGTTCGTAGGGCTTGCTGCGGACGGACTTCTTCTTGCATGTGCGAAGCCATGCCTCCAAGTCCCACGCCTTCGGAACCTTGACGGACTTGTCGTCCTGCGCCCGGCGAAGCGCGTCTGTGCGTGCGGCCTCGTGATGAAGCCGCGCCTCTTCGATTGCGCCTTTGGGAAGGCCGAGCACTCGCCAGCCCTTGTGGTAGGAGCTGGGCTCTTTTTTCTCACGCTTGCGCGCGTGAAGTGATGGATCGAGCGAAACAGGTTCACCCGCGAGATTCACGTAACGCAGTTCTGTGTTCACGCTCTCTTCTCCAACTTGATCGGCTTGACGTTTGCGGACTTCTTGACGGCCTGGTCTTCCTTCATCTGCCTGCGGATGCGAGCGAAGGTCTTTGCAACATCGGTGGCGTCCTTGGGCACGTAGCGCCAGTCCTTGTCCCAGCAGCGGGCTTTGGTCGGGTCTGTCATTGGTTCCCCATGCTCGTCTTTGAGCGGGCTATGCGAAGGACTCGGGTCATGACTCAAACGCAGGCGCGTAGTCTTCCGGCCGCGCGAATGCCACTTGCGTCTTGTCCCCGCGCTTGCGCCAGGTCGATGCGCTAGCTGCGATCAGTTCACGCCCCGCACGACCGCCGTACAGCGAACCATCAACCGGGATCACGTACCGCCTCGTCGTGCCGTCCGGCTCCGGTGTGGAGTTCAGAACATCCAGCATCGTGATGCCGTTGATGTCCCACAGCTTGGCGGTGCGCAGTCCCTTGAGCGCGTGATCTTCCGACGCCGAGTCGATCAACTTCGCGTCAGACTCGCGCAGGTAGCGTTCGTAGCCGTACCGCTCGACCATGATGCGGCGCACTTCTGCGTTCGCTTCGTCCTTGATCTGCGCGAGCGTGATCGTTTCAGGCCGCATCACGACCTGCTCCGTCACCGCAACGCCGTGGATGTAGTACAGCGCCCAACCGTCCGGGTAGGCGACCGCAGGACCATCCTCGCGGTGCAGTTGGTAGCGCCCGTTCGGTAGGCGGGTTTGGTGAATCTGTGAATGCCGCTCGCTCACCCAGCAGATGTGCTCGTGCGGGATGGCCCATCCCGCAGATTGCGCGAGCTCCCACAGCCCAGCAAGCTTTTCGGTCTGCGCCGTGAGGCCGCATTCCCTGGAAAAAAATTCGTAAAAACCAAGCCAGTTCGCGTCGTGCGCCCCGTAGACGCTGTCCCAGACGCTGTCCCTGACGCTGGCCCTGACGCTGGCCCTGACGCTGGCCCTGACGCTGTCCCCGACGCTGTCCCCGACGCTGTCCCAGACGCTGGCCCCGACGCTGTCCCAGACGCTGTCCCAGACGCTGTCCCCGACGCTGTCCCTGACGCTGTCCCCGACGCTGTCCCAGACGCTGTCCCAGACGCTGTCCCCGACGCTGTCCCAGACGCTGTCCCAGACGCTGGCCCCGACGCTGTCCCAGACGCTGTCCCCGACGCTGTCCCTGACGCTGTCCCCGACGCTGTCCCAGACGCTGTCCCCGACGCTGTCCCCGACGCTGGCCGGGAGCTTCTGGACGATACTGCGCGTCAGCCCTTGCGACAAAGGCGAACCGCACCACACAACACGGGGCGGCTTCTTGCCGGCGATTTCGTACATGCGGCGAATCGCGGCTTCGGCGCGCGGGCGGTCTGCGGGCTTCGTGGAAAGACCGATGTTCGTCCAGCGGCGCACGTATTCAGGAAACTTCGCTTCCTGCGCGGCAGTGAGCTTTTCGATGCGGGTCATGCTCAGTCCTCGACGATGCGCGCCATGTTGTCGGGGCCGGCTTCGACCTGGACGGGGCAGTGATAGATGCCGGCCGGGATCGTGGGAGCCGAGTGCTCTTCATGCTTCATCGTGGAGGACTCGCGCACTTCGAGATACCACTCGCCGTCCGGGGCGGACCACATCTGCGCGGTGCGGCGGGCGCGGGCGCGCTCCAGTGCGGCGGTTGCCACTTCGGCACTGCGCGCGAGTTCCTGCTCGATCTTTTCGTCGGGCGTGAATTCGTAGATCGCGTGCGCATGGCCGGTCACTTCGCCATGCGCCAGCACGAACCTGCGCCCGCCCTCGGGCTCGATGTGAACGCAGCCTGCGGGCAATGCCTTGACGGGGATCAGAAGTACATCTCCCTGCCGAATGATGTAGGGTTTCATTGATTTACGTGTTTCCATGTGACTCTCCGTTTGATTGCCGAAATGGCGGTTTGCGAAACGCCGTGCTCCCTTTGGGCGTGGTGGGTAAGTTGTTCACGATTCGGCGGCTACACCGCCTCCTTTACTTCACCATCAGCACGGCGAAGGGATTGATTCATCGCATCGCGCATGGCTTTGAGGCCGATCAGGACGAACTCCTGGGGGATGGGCCATGCGTATGCGACGGGTTCATCCTTGTTGTCGAAAAAGCGAATGCGCAGGGTGCGGCTCTGGCCTTCTTCCCATTGGAGGCTGGAGACTTCATCGATTGCCCCAATGACGTCTTCAAGTCCTTCCATGAGGTTGATGCGCTCGCGCAGTTCTTCTTGTGTCGGAGTTCTGGACTCGGGCGGGGATAGGGTGGGGGTCATTGCGTCACCTCAGCCTCGACTTCGCGGAATAACTTCATGAGCGGGATCGCGTTCTCCGTGTCCACCGCAGAAAAATCCACCGGAACACCGGAGAGCATCGCGTTGAAGGCTCGAAGCGTATTGAGCGATTCGTTAATTCGCGCTCGGTCTTCCTCGCTTCCTGTCATCAGGATTGCGGCCAGCGCCGTGCGAAACCGCATGTCGCTCGTAAGCCGACCCGACATCCAGAAAATATCGCGCTCGTGGCTCGGGTCGAGCACATAGCGGAAGGCGAACATCAAACGGTCTTCCAGCGATCCGTCCTTTGGAATCTGGTCCTTGAACGCGCTCGCTGCGATTTGCAATCCAACGGTGTCGGTGCTCATTCGCTGCCTTTCTGTCCGGTGGAGGGGGCGGGGAAGGGCTTCCAGTGCGTCGGCTCCCAGAGGTCAACGTTCTCCACCGTGCCGCGACACCAGCCGTAAAGCGGGACGTGCGATGCCTTGCCCCACCACGTCACGCGCACGGACATGGCAGTCCGCCAACCCGGCAAGATGCTTCCCGGCATCTGTCGAACGCGCAGCCGAAGCCGCCCTTTTCCGTGGAAGCGCGCCCCATCCTTCGGCGCGGTTTCGATGTTTTGCCATTCGCTCACTTCTCTTCGCTCCCTTCTTGCTTGTTCCCGGTGATGTGGGAGGAGGCGGAAGCCCACTGCACGAATGCGCCACGCAAGTACACGGCGGTGTATGCAGCAACAAGAGCGGCGATACCCCACGCGCGCGACTGCCACGCGAACGCAATCCAGAACGCCTGCCCGATGAGGCCGACGATTGGGGCCCACTTCCGCTGCCCGATGCTTTGGCCCATCGCCATCCACAGAGCCGAGAGCCCGAAGGCGGCGATGCCAAGTTGAATCAGCGCGTCAGCCATTGCCGTTCCCCTTCGCGCGAATCGCCCGCAGCTCATTGAGTTCCGCGTGCCAAGCCTTCAAGTCCCAGCGGCGAGCGTTGGGGTCGCGTCCAACACAGAACATCCGCTTTTCGCCCGTTTCCACTTCGCTCCAGGCATTGCCGCTGAAGCTGTCCCCTCTCCATACACGCCTGTCGTGTTCGGGAGTGCGAAGGAATGCAGGTTCGTTGGTCGCAGCCAGCCCGCACTTGATCGGATCGGCCTCGGCGCGAACAACATCTACGATGGCGTTCATGCGGCACCTGTGGCTTTGGCGATGGCGGCGCGAAGGGCATCGGTCGCAGCTTGGAAGCCGAGCGTCGTGTCCTCATCGGCGGGGCACAGTTCCATGTACCGCTGCGCTGCCGCTAGAAGTTCGGGCGCGGCTGCGATCAACTGCGCGTTCGCGCGAGCAATGCGATGGAATGCGCGCGCCCCCTCGACGGTTGCGATGATCGAGTCGCCCGCCCAAATCGCCGTGCCTTGCTTGCCAATAAGCCGCCAAGGCCCCGGAGTGAAGTTCGATTCCATTTGCTTTTCTGTCTCCTGCAATGAGGGGGGTTCAGCAATCGAGCATGATGTGGACGCAGCCCGCGCGCTTCTCGCACTTCACGCGCTCGTCACAGCCCGCAAGGGCCTCGTCGCCTTGATGACGCATGCGCCAGAGGAGGGTCGGGGAGCCAGTGGGGTTCGCGCTGTTGGCGAAGGCTTCCGCGTCGTCGTTGCTCATGGCTTCCGGCACGCACACTTGCATCGACAGCAGGGTGGTGCGGACCACCTCGGGTTCCGGCTTCGTCACGGACGACTGTGTTTCATACCGCCCGGAGGGCGTGCCAGCTTCCAACGGGCCAGATGAAACTGAATTCGACTCGCTCATCAACTCTCTCCTTAGTTCAGGCGACTTGCTTGAGTTCCGGTGTGGGCGCGGGCGGCTCGAAATAGTCCTGGAGGACCTTCGCAACGCAATCGCCGTAGCTTTGGCGGATGTGTTCTGACACCGTCATTTCGGTAACGAAATTGGAGGGGATGTCGCCAACGAACGGCGCGACGGCGTAGCCGTCCTTCGCTTGAATGACCAGCATTGCTTTCATAGCCCGTGCTCCAGTAAAAGTTTGATTTCGTCCAACTTAAGCGCGTCGTCTTGGCGCGTGAAGTTGATGTGATGCAACTTGCCGTAGGCCCATGCGAGAAGAGCCGTCAGTCGCTGAATTTCGGCGGCGCACTCACCGTGCGGGTCGCCATCGGGTTGCTCGTCAAACACGGTTGCCTCAGACTGCGACGAGGCCGATGTGCGGCTCGAACTCGTAGTGCTTGGTGGCGTCTTTGTTCACCAGCTTCCAGCCGCGCGCCGTCTTGCCGACGATGCGAAGAGACAAGAAGCCGACCTTCACCTGCTCGCCAATGGTCCAGAGTTGCTGCGCGCTCTTGCGAGCTTGGTAGGGCATTCCGTAGTTGCTCATCGCTTCTCTCCTGTTGTCGCGCCACTTCGAGGGGCGGGGCCTTGGGGGTAGGAGAGACTGTAGGAAAGAATTCCTGCTATGTCAAGGAATAAATTACTAGAGTAAGGCTGAGGGGAATTAAAAAGCCGCCCGAAGGCGGCGTGAGGACCGAGCTGAGGAGGAACTCGCCCGGCTTGCCTAGCGGCAAGACGTTGTGATCACTTGCCCGTTGACGACAGACATACAGGTCTGGGGCAAGGGAAGCGCCGGAGCGGGCGGGGGCTGCATGGCCCGCATGACGTTGATCGTGCTCTGTAGTTGTTGGGCTTGCGCTTGTTCCCGCGCAATGATGGCGGGGTAGAGCTGCCGGCAGTCCAAACCCCGCCTAGAAGCCTCGTTAGAGGCCACAACAGCGTTATTGCCGCCCCGCATCGTGTACCGGCAAAGATCCCAGTCGGAAACGGTTGCTGGATCCGTCTGGGCGCACCCAACGAGAGCTAGCGAGATGATGCAAATGGGCCTGTATTGCATAGGTGTCTCTCCAGTGCGAATGTGGCTTGCAGGGCCTTTTCGGGGTTCCTTCGGTAGACCCCGGCCGTTCCGGCTCTGTGGTCGTCCGGGCCGAGTTTGACGACGTACGCTAGCCCGTTGATCTCGCCAGCTTCGGCGGCGGCTAGCAATGCTTTAAGTGCCTCCACGATGTCTTTTCTGCGATGTCTTTCCAGGTCGATTAACTTCACCTGATTTCCCCTTGACTTGGCCGGTGCGAAGAACCTCGCCGGGAAGTCGGCCAAGACCCCCTTTTGTAACCGATTGTTGAGCTTCGGTGGTGGCAGTAGGACGCTGTGGTAATGCTGTCACAGCCTCGGTAGAAGTTAGTTCGGAATAAGCTCGCTCGATGTGCTCATAAAGGCGTCGTTCTTTCTCAGTCATTTCTCGGACGAGCTGCCACAACGGGATCGCCAAAGCCCGGGCAATCTTGTCAAGTTCTTCCAGCTTCGGAGATGGGAGCTTTCCCGTCGCGCTTTCGGCCCGCTGCTCGGGATTGAGGTAGTTGCTGATCGTCTTTTGATTCACCCCGGCCCGACCAGCAAGGGCCGCTTGGGTGAGTTCGGCCTGTTCCATCCAGTAGCGAAGGTTGGCGGCGACGACTTGGCTGATCGGTTTTCCTGACACCGGATGAGCATCGCCCACGCGATTAGTAAAGTGTTCCTTGACGCCAAAGGAATTCTTTCCTAAGATGGGCGCATGTCCGAGTCCATCACCGCCGTCAACGAGGCGGAAATCAAAGCGGCCCTCAACGCTCGGAGAGGCGATTGGGAAACCATCCGCGCGAAAGCGCGAGTCAGCCATTCGTGGATCTCAAAGTTCGTTCGCAACGAGATTCCAAATCCCGGCATTGACACACTGCGCAAGGTGCAGACGGCTCTCAACGAGTTGGGGGCCTAAATGGCGCGCGGTCGCACTCTCTCTGCGAGGAACCAGAAATTTGCGCACATCCCGGTCGGCTTGTCCGGTCTGTACCTGATCGATTTGGGCAACGGCGTCGTAAAGGTTGGGCGCTCGATCCGCCTGCGTGACCGCCTCATCTCTTGGCAATGCGAAGCCAATCGGGCCGGGCGCGAGATCGGGCGCTACGCGATCTTTCCAGGCCACTACGCCCACGAGGTCTACGCAATTTCCGTGATGACTTTGAATGCCAAGCCCGTCAAGGGCTGCGTCGAGTATTTCACCGGAATCTCTTTCGATGATGCGCACGCACATATCGGGCGCGTTCTTCCAGAGCTGGAGACCGCCTGAATGAACTTCCTCCTCGTCACGGTCATTCAACAGCGCATGTGCCGCGCTGGCCGTGACTTCGCCTCGCTGTGTGCGGGGCGTTTTTCTTTCGGTGACTCGCTGCTTCATGGCGGCGATTCTTTGGCCCGCCGTTGATAAGCAGGGATATACGATGAAATCCGCAGTTATCGCGCAACCCGAAGGTCAACTCACATTGAGTTTTGAGCAGGGGATCAGCGAGCGGCATTTGACGCTGCGCGATTGCATCGCGGCCAGCATCTACCAGCGCGGGCTAGGCAATGTGGCGTTGGACTTGAACAAGGCTCCGGGGAATCTGAGCGTGGAACTTTCGGAAGATCCCTCGCGGCATTTCAGCGTGGACAGCCTGGAGCGATACATCGAGAAGACGCGCGACACCACGCCTATCTACTACCTCATCGATAAGTTTCTCAACGACAACGGCCAGAAGCAGAACGCCGCTATGGCGCAGCTCGCACCGATGCTGAAACAACTTGCGCCGTTAATGAAGCAGGCGGGGCTCATCTGATGATTTCTTTCGCCCAAATGTTCGGGACGCTCTCCCCCGATTGCACACAAGTCTCCCCGCAGTGCAACACGGCAGTTTGTAGGAATTCGACTGTTACTGCTGTCGGCACGCTGACCGACGAGCAGCGCGAAGCCGCGATCACGCGCGCTAGTCTGCTGATAGCAAAAGGCGGTGTTGGAGCCAACCACGCACGAACTCTGCGCGACCAACTGATTGCCGGACGTTCTCCCGAATCAATTGCCCGTATTGCACGGGCGCTAGGAGCGATGTGATGAAACAGACGATGACGGACAGGCTCGTGAAGCTGATGAAACGCAGATACGTGACGCCCTTGGATGCGCTCCAGCACGCGAACTGCCTTTCACTCTCCCAACGCTGCGGCGATCTCCGTAGGGCTGGGATCGAGGTGATCGACAAATGGGTTGACCTGGACTCGGGCAAGCGCGTGAAGGCATATCGGATTGCGTGACGACTGAGAAGTAAAGCATGGCCGGTGACTGGATCAAGATGCGCGTCGGGCTGACGAACCACCCGCGCGTGATGCGAATTGCCGAGGCCCTACTGGAAAGCGGCGCGTTTTTAGGCTGGTCCGGCATGAGCTACGGAATTGGCGGATACCCAGCTCCTTCGGAGGAAGAGGCTCGCGCAGAGCGTCACTGCGCGTTACGCGTTACGCGTTACGTCACGGTGACGGCGTTACTCAAGTTTTGGGGTTACGCGAACGAGCACGCAAAGGGCGATTCCATCGACGGAATTTGGGCCGAGGATGTGGACGAAATCGTCGGCGTCCCGGGCTTTGCTGAGGCGATGGAGGCCGCAGGGTGGGTCGAATTCGACCGCGAGCGCGGCGGGTTGCGGATGCCAAATTTCGAGGAGCACAACACCTCTGCCACAGCGAGAACGAGCGGCGGAGCGGAGCGGCAACGAAGGTATCGAGAGCGGCAAAAGGCGTCACCTGAAAGTGACGTAACGCGTAACGTAACGGTGACGGAGAGAGAAGAGAAGAGTAGAGAAGAGAAGAATCTTGTATCCGGTGTCGCGGAAAAGCCGAGCCGTCGCAAGACGAAGACCAAACTCCCGGAAGACTTTGAACCCGACGACAACGGCAAGCGCGTTTGTGTCGATGCGGGTTTTTCATGCGTTGAGGAGTTGCTGAAATTCCGCAACCACCACGAAGCGGCTGGCACGTTGATGGCGAACTGGCAGGCGGGCTGGCGCACTTGGATTGACAAGGCGAAGACTTTCCGCAAGCCGTGGCAAACACCAGTGAGCATCACGGTTCCCGGCCCGACAGGTCCTGATCCCGGCCTCGAAAAGATTAAAGCCGATGCGGCCAGGTCTGTCCCTCCGCCCCCTGAAATTCGCGCGCGGATCGCAAAGGCGTTGGAAGGCAAGGTGCATTGATGGACTACATGAGCCGAGACAGGGCCAATGAAATCCTGACCCTGTGGAAGTTGGGGCTGGAGTGGTTCCCGGCCCGAATCATCAGCCAGGCCCTGTATGTCACAGGCGACCTCGATCAATCCTAGTTGCCTGACATGCAAGAACTGGAACCCGCGAACAAACCATTCTATGGCGAAGCACGGGTTTTCAGCTTGCAGTCTGGAAAAGAGTTGGACCTATTGGAGTTGGAACTATTCATGCAAGAGACACGAGACCGCATCGAGCGAAATTCTGACTCCGCGTTTGGCATGGAGCAAACGACTGTCGTTGTGATCGAGATGAAGCACTTCGGGGATTTACCCAATGGCTTTGCCGACAAGGTTGCGCAAAGGGCCTACGACTACGCAGCCAGCCAAGGGGTTTACATGCGGGGGTCGGATGCGAAGGCGTCTGTCTCGGGTTATGCGCTGCCGGTGAAGCAATGACCTCCATCGCTCTGTACTCCCCCCAACAGGCTCACGCGGCCCTGAGTGCCCTATGGGCGCAGATCAAACCATCGCTGTTGGACGGCAAGCGGTTGACTGTGAAGGTCACTCCCGTTTCCAAGAGCCGTGAGCAGGAAGAAAAGTACCACGCAATGATCGGTGAGATCGCCGCGCAGGCAAAGCACCTTGGATCGACGTGGGACGCAGAAGGCTGGAAGCGCCTATTGCTGGACGACTTCGCCAAGGAAACAAATAGGCCGCGCGGGAGATTGATTCCGAGCCTATCCGGCGACGGGGTTGTGGAGGTTGGCCTTCTGTCGCGGAACTTCTCCGTTCAGGACGGGGCGGATTTCATCGAGTGGCTTTACGCCTGGGGATCGGAGCATGGCGTGACATTCAAGGAGCAGACATGAAAACCATTGCCGTCCTGCTGTCCGTGGCGCTACTCGCTGGCTGCACCAGCAAAACGGAGTTCGGTGATTGCATCGGCATTGCGGACGACCGCGATCCGACTCTCACCTACAAGGTCAGCGCGTGGAACGCCATTCTCGGAATCTTCTTCTTCGAGTTGATTGCCCCGCCCGTGATCGTGCTGGTGAACGAAACCTATTGCCCGGTTGGAAAGAAGAAGTGAACCCCCGCCTATGCGCCTACGAACCATGCGGAAAGACGTTCATTCCTCTTCGCATGGGTCAGAAGGTGTGCGGGCCTGTTTGTGCGAGTCGATTAGTCAAGGCAGACAAGGCAAAGGGAAAGAGGGAGCTGCGCGATCGCAAGGCAGCACTGAAACGGATTCCGGAGATTGAAGACGAATGCCGGCGCATCGTTCAGAAGATCGCAAGACTGAGGGACAGAAATGACGGCTGCATCTCTTGTCATGTCGGCCCTGACTATCGGGGCATGTGGCACGGCTCCCACTACCGAAGCGTTGGGGCTGCATCCAGCGTGCAATTTTCCCTCTGGAACATCCACAAGGCTTGTGAGCAATGTAATTACTTCAAGGGCGGAAACCGAGAGGGCTACCGGCCTCGGCTTATCGAAAAGATTGGCCTGGAGCGCGTGGAATGGTTGGACGCCCAGAACAACGTCAGCAAGCGAGGCGGAGCCGAGTACCGGGAGTACCTGTTCCGATTCAAGAAGGTAATGGGCAAGAGGTTGAGAAGGATGGAGAAGCGAATCAATGAGCGTATGTAAGCGAATCTGGCTGACGCTCGCAAAGAACGGGCGCATGACCGCGAAAGAGGTCCGTGAGGCCGTGCAGATCGACGGCGGGCACGTTGATATGTCGCTTTCGAGAATGTTCAACGGCGGGATGATCGTGCGGTTTGGCGAGAAGCCTTCGACCTACGGAGTCACATCAACCTGCATCACTCCGCGCATGACGAGCGTCGCTGAAATTTTGGAAGCGGTGAACGGAGCCAAGCAATGATGCTTCCTACGTGGACGGGTAGTGATGTTCTTACAGAGAAGTCGGCCCCATCTATTGCTTCTTTGCCTTGTATGCGAACAATCGGATGTGGGGCGCGCAATGGCTTCACGCGCGCAGCACATAGCTTGCATCGGCTGACCCAACAAAGACCGGGAGCGGAATCACCTACCGCAGTCCCGACGCAGCGTTGGTGTAGCGACTGCGGCAAGGTTCGCGTGAATGTGACGGGCAAGAGCGCGCGCACCGTTCGACTACATCCCCCAAGGGCACTTGGGCTGACGGGCACAGAAGCGGCCTCCAGCCGGAGAAATGGCTACGGTCACCCTGCCGAACTTTTGTCGAAAGGAATGTGATGTACCCCGCATGGCTGCATCCCTACGTAGCAAAGTTAACAGGGAGTTCGGACGAGTGCTACGACGGTGAAATTCCTCCCGCTCCCCCTCCAGGCCCAGAGATACCAGCCGAAGTACACAACCACCAGCCTTTCGATGCTGAGAGGGCATGGGCCGCGACGTTGATTGCTTGCAAGGGAGTTTGAGTGATGTTTTTAGAGACTGAGCAGCTACCTCATGACTTCATCGTGCTCTACGATGGACCGCGAGAAGTCTTGCGGGTCAAACACCCAGACGGCGAAGTAATTTTCGGAGATGGCGCGACTCAAGATGAAGCGGCTAGGTTGTTTTGGAAGCATCTTGGCGGTTTCATCGCCGCTCAGGTTGCGCAGTTGAAGGAGCCGGAGCCTAGCCGTTCTAGGTGATTGAAGGAGAAAGTATGAACTACGAAAACGAAGCCTCAGGGCAAATGCTGGTTGGTGGCTATTCCCGCGATCTTTCGATGGGCGGTAGCGACACAACGGTGTCCCAAAACATCGACAACCGGATAGCCCAACTGCGCGAACAAATCGCCCGGCTTGAGGCAGTAAAGGAGAAGTTGTCGGGCGGGTCGATCCTCGACATGTCCCTGCCAGACCTCGCACTGGCGATGGCGCGCTACTGACCGTGACCCTCCAAACCGCCCTAGAACAAGCAGAGCTCCTCTCCCGAGAGTGGGAAGAGATAGGACGCCTATTCGTTCAAAAGGGCTTGGAGTTCCAAGAGGCATTGGCCCAGATCAGTGCTTTGCTGGCGATTGAAAAGGCAAAGGAAGAACATGGGCCGAGCCGCTGAAATCGAACCCCGATGGCTCGTGAGCCTGCTCAATCAATGGGCCATCCACGACCTAAGGGGCGAGACAGGGGGATTGGGGTACGCCTCCGGCTCCAACTGGATGCGGGGCCTGAAATCCTCGCCGGCAAGCTCGATCGATCCGACAGGGTACGCAGCTCGCGATTTCCGCGACATTGAATCCGCAATGAACGATCTTCGGCAGAAAGGAACCAACCTTTGGGCGGCGGTGACGATGTATTACAAACCGTGGGCGGTCAATTCGTTCAGGGAGCAGGGCTACCCGTTCAACACCAGACTTTATTGGGATCGACTCCACCGGGCTCACAAGGTCCTGGCCGACTCGATGGAGTCCATTCGCCTATCCCGCGCGATCCTTGCCAAGCGCGCAGCATGAACCCTTGGAAGCTGTCAGCCAGAGAAGAAACAGTCCTGACCACGTTGAGCAAGGTTGGGACAGCCAAACTCGCGGCCAAGGAAATTGGCATCAGTTTTCGGACGGTGGAAATCTACCTTCGACGCGCGAGGGACAAGATGCAAACCCAATCGACTCTCATCGCGGTCTTAATGTGGGATCGATACGTGTTCGCCCGTATGTGTAAACCAGAGACAGCGGAGTAAAGTGCCAAATTAAGTGTAGGAGTGAAGAAGTCACTCCGCAAACGCGGCTAAGCTCGCGGGCCGAGTCCGGGGCCTTCCAAGCCTTCGAGAGCAGAGTTCGATTCTCTCTAGCCGCTCCACAATTCCCGCCCGCCATTCACAAGATCGGCGGGCTTTCTTCATTTGGGAGCAGCTCTCCCGATTCTTACGGGGCCACCGCTCGCGCAGCGCCGGCTACCACCTTAAAGAGCGGCTGATCCCAAATCCTTCAACCCAAATGGCCCGCCCCACAGACTACGACCCTTCCTACTGCGAACGAGTGATCGAGTTCGGCAAGCAGGGGAAGTCCGTCGCTTGGATGGCCGCTGAACTCCAAGTCAACAAGGACACTCTGTACGAGTGGGCCAAGGTTCATTCGGAGTTTTCCGACGCCTTTACACGCGCCAAGCTCGAATCGCAAAGATGGTGGGAAGACGCTGGGCAAATTGGCATGGTTTCGCCCGGGTTTGGCGCTTCGGTGTGGTCCAGAAGCATGGCCGCTCGATTCCCCGAGGACTGGCGCGAGAAGTCCGGGGTTGAACTAACCGGCAAGGATGGCGGGCCGATGGAAACGTCGGTCAAAGTCACCTTTGAGTGAAACCCTCGCCCGGTTTCCCAAGAAGCTCAAATTCCTCTTCGAGCCTTCCCGCTACAAGGTAGCAAGAGGGGGCCGGGGATCGGCCAAGAGCTGGTCGATTGCACGAGCGCTTCTGATCATCGGCGCTCAACGACCTTTGCGGGTCTTGTGTACGCGGGAAGTGCAGAAGTCCATTCAGCAATCGGTCCACCAACTGTTGAAGGACCAGGTTCAAGGGTTGAGCCTCGGGCACTTCTACGAAGTTCTATCGACCGAGATTCGGGGAAAGAACGGAACGCTGTTCTTGTTCTCCGGCCTGTCGGACATGACGGCGGAAAGCCTCAAGTCCTTTGAGGGTGTTGATGTGTGCTGGGTCGAAGAGGCTCAGTCGGTCAGTAAGGCGAGCTGGGACATCCTGATCCCGACCATCCGCAAGGAAGGTTCGGAGATTTGGGTTTCGTACAACCCACAGCTCGAATCAGACGAAACGCACCAACGTTTCACGATGAAGCCGCCCCCCGACTGTGTGAACGTCGAGGTCAACTGGCGCGACAACCCATTCTTTCCCAAGGTGCTCGAAGCCGAGCGCAAACACGCGCAGGAGTCCATGAAGACCGAGGACTACGAGCACATCTGGGAAGGCAAGTGCAGGCCGGCGGTCGAAGGGGCGATCTACTTCGATGAGATGTCCCGGGCCGAAAAGAGGATCGGGAACATCCCCCACGACCCATTGCTCAAGACGCATGCGGTGTGGGACTTGGGGTTCAACGATTCCATGTCGATCATCCTCGTGCAGAAGCTTTCCAGCGAGATTCGGGCGGTTCACTACATCGAGGGAACGCAAAGAACCCTGGCCGACTACTCGGCTGAACTGAAGGCGTTGAAGCTGGACGACCAGCCGATCAACTGGGGAGAACATTTCCTTCCCCACGATGGATTTGCTAAGAGGCACCAGACGGGAAAGACCGATGCGGATGTCCTGCGGTCTTTGGGCTGGACGGTGCGCCGTGTTCCGGGAACAGATGTTGAAGGCGGGATCAAGAGGGCAAGAGAACTCTTCCCCCGAGTGTATTTCAACAAGTCCCGCACCGAGAGATTGATCGAGTGCTTGAAACGTTACAGGCGGCACATCAACCAGCAGACGAACGAGCCTGGAAATCCTGTCCACGACGAGTTCAGCCATGGAGCCGATGCGTTCCGCTACATGGCTTTATCGGTAGACGAGATGACCAACGAGTCGAGTAATTGGGACAAGCCCCTGAGCGTGAACACCAAGTACATCGTTTAGAACACACAAGGCATCGCTGAGAAGCGACCCGAATGGATAACACAACCCTCATCTCCATCATCAGCTCGCACCGCAGGGATTCGCTCGGCTATGAGTCGGGTGAGCTCTCCCAAGAGCGGGCAGCGGCGATGGACCACTACCACGGACGACCCTACGGGAACGAGGTAACGGGGCGTTCTGCGGTTGTTTCGCGCGACTTGGCAGAGACTGTGGATTGGGCGCTGCCCGCGATCATTCGCGTGTTCATCCAGTCGGGGAACTTGGCGGAATTCTCCCCTGTAGGACCGAAAGACGAAGAACTCGCCCAACAGGAGACCGACTACACCAACCAGGTCATCATGAAGGACAACGCAGGGTTCATGATCCTGCACGACGCCATCAAGGACACCCTTCTCTTGAAGAACGGGTACGTCAAACACTGGTGGGATGTCGAAGAAAAGATCACCGACGAGGACTACTCCGGCCTCACGATGGACTCGCTTACCGCGATGATCCAGGAGCTGGAGTCCTACGGGGCGGAAGTCGAGATCAAGGGGCAGGAGTCCAGGATCGTGGACACGCCGGCAGGCCCCGTCGAGTTGTTCGACGTAAAACTCCAAGTCAAGAAGAAGTGCGGCAAGGTCCGCATTGAAGCCGTCCCCGCCGAAGAAGTGCGGGTATCGAGAAAGTGCAAGGGCTCGCTCCAGCAGTCTCCATTTACCGAGCACGTTACGAAGAAAACGCGCTCAGACCTCATCGAAATGGGAATGGATCGAAACTTTGTTGACTCCCTTCCTGCGTTCAACGAAGAAGACAACTCCCGCGAACGACTGGCCCGCGATTCCGTCACCGACGAAAACCGCGACATCGACACCTCCTTCTCGGACAAGTCGATGGACGAGATCGAGTTTGCCGAGGCGTACCTGAAAGTCGATTACGACGATGACGGAGTGGCGGAACTGCGCAAGGTCGTGACCGTGGCGGGGAACAAGATTCCCCCCGGTGATGAGTGGAACGAGGCAATCACTGCTGTTCCCCTGACCTCGTTTGTCATGAAGCGAGTTCCCCACCGCCATGTGGGTGAGTCCCTTGATGATGAGCTGGCGGACATCCAGGAAATCAAGACGGCGCTCGAACGTCAACTACTGGATAACGTCTACCTCACGAACAACCAACGTATCGCAGCCAATGAGCGGGTGAACTACCGCGACCTCATGACCTCGACTCCGGGCGGGATTGTCCGGGTCAATGGGAGTGAAGCGATCGGCGATTCGCTGGAGCCGATCCAGACCACGCCGATCTTGGACAAGATCCTTCCGGCCATCGACTACTGGGACAAGACCAAGGAAATCCGCTCAGGCATTCGCCCCGGCTCCGACATGGACCCGGACATGCTCTCGAACGTGACCAAGGGTGGTTTCTTCGAGGCGATGAATCGGCTGTCCGAGAAGATCGAGATGATGACCCGGATGTTGGCGGAGTCCGGTGTCAAAGACATGGTGCTCATGGTCCACGACCTGTTGATTCGGAATCAGGATCAGCAACGAGTTGTCCAGATGCGAGGCAAGTGGGTTCCGGTCAATCCCAAGGAGTGGAAGGAACGCACGGACCTGACGCTCAAGGTTGGTCTGGGAACCGGGAACAAGGAACAAAAGAGGCAAGACCTCGGAATGCTGTTCCAGATGCAGCAAGCAGTCCTCCAGGCGGCCACAGCAGCCCCGCCTCCGGTGTATGCGCGGGTCTATGCGCTGTTCTCCGACCTAGCAAAGACGATGGGTGTCGATGTTCCTGAGAAGTACGCAGTGCCTCCAGGCTCTCCTGAGCACATGCAGATGCAGCAGCAGGCGTCCCAGCAACAAAACCCGCAGATGGCAAAGGTGCAAGCTGATTCCCAAGCCGAACAGGCCCGTCTTCAGCAAGAGGGGATGCTCAGGCAAGCCGAGATGCGCATGCAGGCGCAAGTTGACGCCCACAGACAGCAGGTCGAAGCGCAGCAACAGCAGGCTCGGATGACGATGGAACTCCAATTGGAGCGCCAAAGAAACGAGATGGATATGCAGCTCGCCCGCGAGAAGGCGCAGATGCAGGCTCAGATCGATGTGATGCTGGCCCGGATCAAGGCGGAGGCCCAAATTGATGCCGCGCAGATCACCGCACAGGCGACATTGAGCCAGCAGCAGGAAACCGCCGCCGATAACGCGGTTGGAGACGAAGCATGAGCCCAGAAGAACGTCAATCCAAAGCCATTGAGGCTCGCCAATTCCTGGAAAGCTCGACGTTCAAGGCGATGTTTGAGGGCGTTTCCGACTCTCTTGAAGCCAAAGCACTTTCGTGCGATCCAACGGACGAAAAAAGAGCTTCCGACATCATCCGCTGCAAGCAACTGTTAGTTGCGATGCGGCGCGAGATTGAACGAGTTGCACAGGATGGTGACTTTGCAGCGTTCGAGATTGCCGAGTTGCAAAAGCGCGGCCTCACGCGGATGTTCCGGCGTTGATATGGCCGAAGAAACAAGACTAAAGAGGTTCGTTCAGGACCAAGAAGAGGCCGTGCAGCTCGCCAGGAGCACGCCAGAGGGCAGTGATTCCGTTCGCGTGGATGCGATCAATGTTGCCCTGTCGCTAGCTCATTGCAACGCCGAACCCGGAGTAACAGTTACCGTTTCAGAGCTGATCGAAAGTGCGAAAGCCGTCGAAAAATATCTGAGATCAAGTTAGTAAGCCGACCGCCACCGGCTAACTAAGCCCACACGGGCTTGTTTGTGGCAGCGCATCGCTGAGAAGCGACCGCACGGAGAAAACGTTGGACCAAGAGAACCCTACCACTGGCGACAGTGGCGCAAGTATCGAGGACAGGCTGGTTGCCTACCTCTCTGCTGGGGAGGAACCAGAAAAGACCCAAGAGGCGAAACCTTCGCAAGAAGCCAAGACCTCTGAGCCAGCAGAACAAACGCAGTCGGAAGAGCCGAAAGAAGGCGTCCAGGAAGAAGAGTCGCAGCCGCAGGTTTCGACCACCGACCTAGCCAAACTTCTCGGAATCGATGAATCCATGCTTGACGTGGACGATGATGGTTCCTTGAAGATCAAGGCGAAGATCGATGGTCAGGAGACGCCCGCCAAGCTCGCAGACCTTTTGAAGGACTACCAGATTCGGGGTCATGCCGAAAACGAATCGCGCAAAGCAGCCGAAGCAAGAAAGGCGGCAGATGCGCGGATGCAAGAGGTGGAGCAACAGGCGCAAGCCCGTTTGCAAAACGTCGAAGCGTTGACCGGCCTTGCCAAGCAGGACCTGATGCAGGAGTTCCAGTCGATCAACTGGAATCAGCTCGAAGCAGAGTCCCCGGGGCAAGCCGCACTCTTGAAGCAGAAGTTTCAGGAGCGAGCCAATCGATTGGATGGGGTTCAAAACTACGTCCAACAGCAGAAACAGGCTCACTTGATGAACATGGACAACCACCGAAAACAGGTTGTCCAGCAGGAGCATGAAAAGCTCGCGCAAGTCATTCCCGAATGGAAGGACGCGGAAGTTCGCTCGAAAGAGACTCAGGAAATTTGGAAGCTCGCCCAAGCCAAGGGCGTCCCACCCGAAATCCTGTCGATTCTCTCGGATGGACTGACGACTCCTGTGGGTGTGATTCCGCCGAGTGCAGGACTCATCGCGATCTTGAGGGCCGGTCTGTTGCAGCAAAAGCAGCAGGAAGCCAAACCCTTGATCGAGAACAAGGTCCGCCAAGCTCCCAAACTCGTCAAGCCCGGTCAGGCAACGCAGAACGGCAAGGAAACGCGCCTTGCAGACCTCAAGCAATCAGTCCGTAAGTCCGGTGGAAAGAACGGCTCTCTCGAAGAGTATTTGATCCGAACCGGAAAGGTTTAACCCCTAACGCCGAGAGGCGCTGGAGAAATGAAATGGCTCTTCCGAGCAACACGCTCGCGACCTACGAAGCCGTAGGCAACCGCGAGGACCTGGCTGACATCATCTATGACGTCACGCCGACCGAAACCCCGTACCTATCTTCGATCCCGAAGGGTTCGGCTTCTTCGACCAAGCATGAGTGGCTGACGCGCTCGCTTGCCGCCGCAGTTGGCACCAACGCCAAGCTCGAAGGCGACGATGCGACGACCGACGCCGCGAACGCAAACGTCCGCGTCTACAACTACTGCCAGATTTCGAGCAAGACCGCTCGCGTCTCAGGCACGCAGGAGAGCGTGGACAAGGCCGGCATGAAGTCCGTTATGGCCCGCGAGATGTCGGACAAGATGAAGGAACTCAAGCGCGATGTCGAAACCGTGCTCCTCCAGGACGTGGCCTACGTCTCCGGCGGGGATACCACGGCTCGTAAGAGTGCTGGTCTTTCCACGTACATCAAGACCAACATCGACAAAGCGTCGGACGGCACTGCCGCGACCGGCAACGGTTCGGACACGTACACCGAAGGCACGGCGCGAGTTCTGTCCGAATCGTCGGTGGAGGCGTGCCTTGCCACTGCATGGTCGAACGGTGGGCAACCCTCCAAGGGCTTCCTCAACGCCTTCCAGAAGCGCAAGTTTGCCTCGTTCTCGGGCAACTCGACCCGCACCTCCAACGGTGATGGTAAGCGAGTGGTGAACGCGGTCGATGTCTACATCGATCCGCTGGGCAATGAGGTTTCCCTCGTTCCCTGCCGCCAGATGCCCACGGACCGCATCTACTTCGTTGACCCGGATTACGTGAAGTTCTGCCCTCTCCAGGGCCGCAACTTCCAGTCGTGGGATCTGGCGAAGACGGGCGACTCGATGCAGAAGCAAATCCTCGTGGAATACACGCAGGAAGTGTGCAACGAGAAGGCCCACGCCGCCGTGTACGACCTCACGACCTCTTAAGCAAACCTCGTAGGAGTCGGGCCTACGGGTCCGGCTCCGCATTAAGGAGAAATCACATGGGTTGGAAATTCCACCAGAGGGACGGCAGCCTCATCATCACGGACGGTGGTGTTGACCTGACGAAGTTTGTCGGCACCAGGGCTGCCGTTGCGGGACTGTCGGTCAAGCACGCAGCGATGGGGCCGTTCATTCAAACGACGCTTACGCTCGATAACGTCGCGCAATCGGTTGTGAATGGTACGGAGTATCAAAGCACCAAACTATTCACGTTCCCCGAGACGCGCATGTACGTTGTGACCACGGTTGCAACGCTCCAGCAGAAAACGACCTCGGTTCTCGCCTCCACGCTGAACGCAAGTTCGACGGGCGCGATTTCCGTGGGCACGGCTGCGGCGTCGAACGTGTCCCTGACAAGCACGATGGTCGATTTGCTGCCTTCGACGGCGTTCACCTCCTCGGCGACGATTAACGTCGCAGGGACGGCGGTGACGGCGGTTCTGGCGGCTGCGGCTTTCCTGGACGGTACGGCAACGGCCAAGAGCGCGTATTTGAACACCGCTTACGCAACCACGACTGACGTGGACGCGGACGCGACCCAGACCATCTCTGGGTCCATCGTCATCACCTGGCTCAACTGCGGCGACAAGTAAGGCAAGGCAATTAAGGGACGGGGCTTCGGCCCCGTTTTCTTTTGGAGAAACCATGTACGCAAACGGTCGGGCTTTCCAAGCCACTGAGGCCACTCAAAACGCAGCCGTCACCGGCAGTGCTGCAACGATCACATTTGTCTCGAAAACCTCTGATCTGGACGGTGCTGTCCGCGTTGCCAACATCGGTACGCAAACCGTCTTCATCCGACTGGATGGGACGACCCCGACGACATCCACGGGCATTCCTATCCTCGCCGGCACCGCCGAGGTGTTTTCGACGCCCACAGGTTCAACCACGGTAAAACATATCGCCGCAGCGACGGGCTCCACGATCTACGTGACTCCTGGCCGGGGTGTGTGATGAGGGAATACCTCTACGACGAAGCGACCAACACGTTCGGCATCAAAACGTCCTATGACCCCACCGAAGTCATCGAGGCGAACAAGGCGCAGAAGGCCCAAGGCCGCGTGATGATCGGATCGAAGGGTCAGCAGATGCTCCACGCAATGCGGATCGACATTGACCACGTAGAAGCCCTCATTAACAAGGGCTACAACCTTCTATCCCCTGACCCCGACGAAGTGCGCAGAGCACTCCTTTACATCCAGCAGAACGAACAGGACTGGATGGTCACGGATGGAAAAGTGATCGCCCAGACCAGGCAGAGGTGGGTGTGAGGGTCGCAATCGTCGGGATGTCTCAATCCAAAAACGACGCCCCGGCAGATTGGCCCAAGTGGGGCGTTGCGGATGACCCGGACGCCTTGAGATACGACAGGGTTTTCGAGATGCACGACGAATGGCGCGAGTTTCCACACGCCGATCAACTGGAGCATTTCGCAAGCCTTGTCATGCAGGGGGCTGACCTTCCGAATGCGACGAGATACCCCATTGAAGAAGTCACCGATTCGGTGACGGACTACCTCGAATCAACAGTGGCCTATATGTTCGCTCTCGCGATTCATGACGGGTACGACGAGATTGGTTTGTGGGGTGTGGACATGAAGGCCGACGACGAGTACGGCTACCAGAAACCAAACATGGAATACCTCATCGGATTTGCTCGGGGAAAGGGGATCAAGGTGTCGATTCACCCCTCTAGTCCCCTATGCAAGTTCTCTGGGATGTTCGGATACGCCGGAAGGTACGGGAAGCGATAAATGCCGATCATCGTTGGCGGAACAAGCCCCGGCCCGGGGGCGATCACGGACTATGCATCCTTGGTCCAGACCGTAGCCGACTGGCTTCATCGGGATAACACGAGCACGGACCTTGGGAATTTCGTTCCCACGTTCGTCCAGTTGGCGCAAGAGCGCATCTACCGCGAGCTTCGTGTTGCGGAGATGGAAGAGACGTTTTCCACTGCCATTTCTTCGGGAGTCATCGCTGTTCCCACGGGGTACATCGAGCTCAAGAATGCCTACATCGACGCCACTCCGATCCAAAAGCTCCAGAAGAAGGATGCGGAGTGGATTTATCGGAATTACCCGACGCGATCGAGCGATTCAACTCCTAAATTCATCGGGCGTGAGAAGACGAATTTCATCTTCGGCCCGTACCCAGATTCGACGTACACCGTCAAAGGGACGTACTACAAACAACTGACGTCTTTGTCAGGGTCGAACACGTCGAACTGGCTTATCACCGATGCGCCGAGCCTGATTCTCTTCGCTTCGCTGTGTGAAGCCGAACCCTACCTGATGAATGACCCTCGCATGACGTTGTGGGAGCAGAAATACCGCGAGACCCGCGACAGGTTGCAGAACCAGGATAACCAGGAGGAGTTTTCTGGTGGTCCTCTTGCGATGACGGCGGGGTAATGAGACTCAAGGATTGGGGCAAGGGGCTGAATCTAGACCAGCCCCCGTGGGAACTTGCGCCCGGATATTGGAGCGCCGGCCAGAACATCAGGTTCAGAGCCGGCAAGGCTCAAAGGGTAGGAGGGATTGCGTCTTCCCTCACTCCTTCGATCACGCCGTATTTCATCCTCCCCTATTCGTCGGGTGCGACGAGGTATGCGCTTTATGCAGGGCTGACGAAAGCTTACGTCCACGACGGGACAACCGAGACGGAAATCACGAGGACTTCGACCTCCGCCCCGGCCACGGTTTCCTCTGCCTCTGTTTCGGCTGGGACGTTGACGATTCAGACCTCTACAAACCACGGCCTGGCGACGAATGACATCGTGACGACGTATGGGTTCATGCCCACGACGTTCAACAAGACCAACAAGACCATCACCGTCACCGACGCAACCCACTTCACGATTTCAGGAATTCCGGGCTCTGGTTCTGCTACGACGATAGGCGGCTACTCGGTTGTCTACCAAGCCGCAGCCTCGGTAACGAACTTCACTGGAGCAGTGGACGACAAGTGGACGGGTGGAAATTACAACGGGGTCGCGTGGATCAATTCGCCGGTTGATGGGTTTTTCTACTGGGACCAGACCGTCACCGGAAAGCTTCACTCATTCGCCGATTCAACGCTCACGAAGGCGGACGCAGCTCGCTCCTTCAAGAACTTCATGTTCTTTCTGGCCCCGACCACTGGCGGGACCAAATACCTGCATCGCGTGATGTGGAGCGCGTCAGCCGACCCCGGAACGGTCCCCACGACCGTCACGGCGGCAGCGACGAACGATGCTGGGTCACAAGACCTCGTGTCCGATGGGAAGATGGTCGATTCTCTGGAGTGGGGGGATGTCCTCTACATCTACAAGCAGGACAAGAGGTTTTCTGCTCGGTACATCGGTGGACAATATGTATTCGACCTCCAGTTGGTGACGGGGAACCACAAGGACGATGGGCTTCTAGCCCAGAACTGCGTAGTCAACACGCCCAAAGGACAAGTGTTCTTCACCGATGGGCACGACATCCGCATTCACACAGGAGGTGAGTCTCAGTCCCTTGCCATCGGGCGTGTTCTCGACTACGTCAAATCGAACATCGACACGACCTATCGGAAACGAGCGTTTCTCTGCGTCAACCCTCCATTCAATGAGGTTTGGATCTGCTACCCGAAGACGGGAAGCACGACCTGTAATGAAGCGCTGATCTGGAACTGGGAAGACGATACATGGGGAATCAGAACCCTTACGAACGTCACCCACGCCTCGTCAGGCGAGTACCCCACGACGATTGCGAACGACGCTCGTCTGTTGGTGTGCAACACCACTCCGAAGATTGGTCTTGCTGATTCTGGTTATACGGACTTCGGCTCAACGATCACGACATACGGTGAGCGGACTGGGTTGGATTTGGAGTCCCCTGGCTTCAAGATGATCTCTCGGTCCATGCCGAGATTCGATGGGTCCACCAATTTCACGGCATCGATCTATCACGGAGCATCGAAGACGCAAGACGCAAGCCCGACGTATTCCTCCGCTTCGACCTACACCCATAACACCACGAGCTGGGTTCATTCTTTCTCTGGGTCGGGAAGGTATCTCGCATTCAAGTGGTCCACCACCGCGAGTGACACCCCCTCTCTCATCAGCGTGGATTTCGACATCAAGACGCAGGGGCAGTATTAGTGCTCACGTTTCACCATGACGAACCTCCGCAAGACGTAGAGCCGAGGTTGAGGACGTGGCTGTCCGACCTGTCTTCCAAGGTAAAAAAAGCCTCCACGACGGCCGTTGATTTTCTGTATTTGCGAACGACCAACTCGGACCCGACAAGGTATCAGGACGGCGAGATTCGCATTGCAGACGGGACGAACTGGAACCCTCGCTTTGGTCAGGGCCCTTATTACTACTCATCAACCGACTCCGAGTGGAAGGGGTTTATATGGGTGGGTTCGGGTGGATCGGTCACTCAGTCCACGAACAAAACAACCGCAGTCACGCTCGATAAGACCACTGGGCAGATCACGATGAACAACGCCAACCTCGCGGCAGGTGCGCAGGTGGCTTTCACGTTCAACAACGCAACCCTCAAAGCCAATGACCTGCTGGTGATCAACCAGCAGAACTCGACATTGGGGGCGTACATCTTTAATCCCGTCATCACGGCGGCGGGGTCGGCAACGATCACCGTGACGAACATTTCTGCCGGCGCTTTGGCAGAGGCGGTTCGGTTTCGATTCACTCGGATTCCGGGGAGCACAAGCTAGATGGCAAATCTCACGCAGGACCAGATCAATCAACTCATGCAGGCTTACGGCCAGCAAGGGTTGGGGGGAAATTCCCAGATCAACGGTCAATATTTCGCTCCCGCAGGCGTTCAGTCCGTCACTGATGGTGGTGTGCAAAACACGCTCAACGGGTTTTCTCAATACGACCCCAATCACCTGAACCCCGGCGACTCGTATCAATACTTCGACCCCAACGGGCAAAGTGCCGGTACTCGCCAATGGCAGAACGGCAACGACCCCAAGATGCTGATGCTGGCTCTCGCGGCTGCGGGGGGCATGGGTGCGTTTCTTCCTGGCGGATTCATGGCGGGGGGCGCTGGGATGGGCGGCGCGGGCTTGGGCGCGGAAGTCGATCCGATGATGTATGGTGGGTCGGGTGCGGGGACGTGGGGTGGTGCTGCGAACACAGCCGCGATGGGTGCTGGTGGTTCCGCATTCAGCCCCGCAGTCGATAGTCAACTTGCGAGTTCACAACTTGGGTTGACGGCCGCAGATACATCGGCTGGCGGCATTCCCAGCGTGGGCACCGCTGGCAATATGGCTGTCGGTTCGGGTGGGAGTGGGTTTTCTCTATCCAACCTTCTGCCAAGCAGCATGAGTGGCGTCGGCGGTCTTCTGGCCCCAATCATTGGCGCTGCTCTCGGGTCCAAAGGCCAACAAAGCTCGACCACCCAAACCCGCGACATTCCCGACTGGCTCAAACCCTACGTGCAAAAGCAGCTCGGATATGCGGGTGGTCTTCTGGACCAACAGATGAAGCCTGAATACATGCAAGGGGCGACGGACATCCGTAATCAAGCCTTGCAGGGACTTCTCGCAGGCCCACAGCAAAACGCGAACTTCGCTCGATTCTTCCCGGGACATTGACATGCTGAATACGATGTATCAGATGGCGGGCTACGCTCCTGCCGCGAGTACCGGCATGCCTCCTTCTCCGTGGGGATCTTCCGGTTTTCCTCCGGGTAGCATGGGGACTTCCCCTCCAGCCTACGGGCAGCCCCAGCAAACGCCGCCTTCGAGCGGCGTTTCTACTTCTGGGCCGTACTCGATGCCTTCCGGCTCATTCAGTGGGTCATCGTGGAACCCTGGCCAAGTGAGTAATTCATTCGGCCAGCAGGGCTACACGCCCAATCCGTATCTGACGAGTCAGATCAACGGGCTCGAACATCAGTACAACAACAACCTCACGCGAAACCTTCTGCCCGCGATTCAATCCGGGGCCGCAGCAGTGGGGGGAATTGGTGGATCGAGGCAGGGCATTGCCCAAGGATTGGCTGTCGGAGACTCACAGGCAGGCTTTGCCAACGCCGCGTCCAATCTCATGGGCCAGTCCTACGAGAACGACCAGAACCGAGCCCTGCAAGCGTATGGGATGAACTCCGCCCAGAACTTGGGGATGCTCAATTCCGACCGGAACTACGCACTCGGAGTGGGTGGGCTGAACAATCAGTACGGGCTTGGCATGGGCAATCTCGGGCTCGGCTACACGCAAGCCGCGAATCAATATAGCCTTGGTCAGCAGCAGAACGCGAACAACCGATACGGCCTTGACTTGAACTACCAGCTTGGCGTTGGAAATCAAGGGCTGGAGAACCAGAATCAACAGCTCAATTTCTTCAACCAGCAAGGCTCGCAGGATATCCAGCGTTACCTCGCGCAGTTGCAGGGCTACCAGGTCGGAACCAACTCGCCGTGGGGGCCACTGACCAACTTCGGCCAAATCACCTCTCCCTACACCGGCAACGGTACGACCACGCAGGACAGCTCGCAGGGTGGTGGAGCTCTTGGCGGGTTCGGCGGTGCTCTAGGTGCCATGCAGTTGTGGCAACTGATGAACGGAGGCCACTAAATGGCGGGTCTTCTCGACATCCTCGGAACCTCGATGGACGACCCGAAGACGATGGGCCTTCTCGCACTCGCGGGCTCAATGGTCAAAGGAGACTTCGGCGGCGGTCTTCTTGGGTATGGGCAGGCTTACCAAGGGGCGCAGGACAATTTGCTCAAGCGCGACCTGACCAAAGCCCAGCTTGACAACCTCAAGAGCGAAGTCGAAGCGCGCAATGCCGCTCTGGATCGGCAGAAACAGCTCATGGGCCTGCTCCCTCGGGTCCTTGGGGCGACACAACCCGCACAACAAGGCCAGCTCGGCTCCGGCACGTTCGGAATTATGCCGACAGCGCAAGGGGTTCCTGCGATCCCCCAAGGCAGTGGCGGCATCGGTAACGCAAACATCAGCGACCTCGCCACGATTGAAGCTTTGGGTGGCCCGAAGCTGCTGGACTACTACAAAGCCCAGAACGAAGGCTTTGAGCGCAAGCCCGGGTCTTTCTACGACCTACCGGGCAAGGGCCGTCAATACATCGCGGACCCGACCAAGGGTGTCGATTTCCAGGGCGGTCGCGTGAGTGCCCTTCCGGGGTATGCCGATTTCCTGACCCAACAAACATTGGCGACGGAAGCGCCGAAGACGCTCCTTTCATCGGCTGCAACCATCAACCTGCGCGACAACCCGGATGGGACAAAGAGCCCCGTATCCGCACTTCAGGAAAACCCGACGCTCCAGAATGTCCTCGGCGGAGTATTCGGCCAACGTCAAATTCAGCCTCGCCCGCAACCGGCTCCCGTTCAACAACCGATCGTCACACCTCAATCGGGCGTCGTTGGCAAGTTCGAGGGCGACCCGGCTGCTGTTTCTTCCGCTATCGAGAACATCCGCGACCCGCAAGAGCGCACAAATGCTCGCGCTGCTTTTGAGCAGCAGATGCGTGCGAATAACGGCCAACTGCCGATCACCTACGGCAAGACCACAGCGCAAGAGTCTCGGGACACAGCCAACAAAGCATTCCTCGAAGGCCGTGCAAAGGACTCCAACGCTTACGAAAGCAACCTGAATGGGCGTGTGGCGCAGGGCACTGAGCTGAACATGCGCCTGCAAGAACAACTTGCGGCGTTGCAAAACTTCCGCGCAGGTGGTGGAGCTGAGACGCGCGCGCAGCTTGCTCAAATGGCCCAAGCCATTCCCGGTATTCCTCAATCAGTTGTCAACGGTATCGCGGGGGGGAGTCTCGCTTCAATGCAGGAATTCAATAAGCTTGCAGCTCAGACCGCAATGGAGCAGTTGAAGCAATCGATGGGCGGGGCCGGTCGAATCTCGCAGTACGAGTTCAAGGTCTTCCAGAACAACAACCCGAACCTCTCAACGGACCCCGACGCCATCCGCAAAATCTTCGAGTTCAACAACAAGATTTACCGGCGCGATCTTTCCGAGCAGCAGGCGTTCAATGCTCACATCAACTCAGGCGGAAACCCCGGCGATTTCCCGGCCCAGTGGGCGCAGCGTCTTGCAGCCTCTGGCGTTACTGTGCCAGACATGAACACCAACGCCACGCAGGCGGCGAGCCTTCCGACTCCGGTAAAGGGGATGGTGCGAAACGGCTACCGCTTCAAAGGCGGAGATCCGTCTAATCCCAATAGTTGGGAGAAACAGTAATGGCGCTTCCGTGGGAGGAGTACGCCACGGCGCAGACGCCTCCGTGGCAGGAGTATTCGGCTGCGTCGAGGATCAACAACGATGCGATTAGCCAAGGCGCGCGCGCATTTCCCGGTCAAGGCTCCGACGCTCTCGGCGGTCTTTCGCAATTCGCGTTGAATTTGCTCGGCGGCGGGGTGCGCGGCGCAGGTTCGATTGGGTCCACGCTTGCTCGTCCGTTCGAGTCATCCCAAGACAACGCAGAAAGGCGAGCGCGAATCGATCAGAACATGCAGATGGTCGGGGCGCAGCCTAATTCATTCGCGTATCAGGGTGGGAAGCTGGGGGCTGAAATCGCAGGGACTGCGGCTATTCCCGGCATGGCCGGGAAATCGGCGGCAGCACTTCTTCCGGCTCTCGGCGTGTCCGCTCCAGTGGCGAATACCGTTGCAACCGCGCTTGCGACGGGCGGTTTCCGTGCTCCTGGCGCAAGCGGCATCCCGGCTCTTGCATTACGTATGGGAGCTGGCGGGTTGACGGGCGGGGCTGCGGCTGGGCTGGTTGATCCGACGCAGGCTGGTGACGGGGCCTTGATCGGCGCGCTTCTTCCGCCAAGTGTTCAGATGGCTGGGGCGGTCGGGCGCATGGCCTCGGACGCAATGAAGAACGGCGCTCGATCATTGATGCAATCGGCTGCGAAGCCCACACTTGCACAACTTAAATCGGGAGACGCGGCAACAGCCATCGATACGATGCTCAAGAACGGCATCAGCCCGAACATGCGTGGTGTCGAAAAGGTTCAAGGGCTCGTGGATGCGACGGACCAGCGAATTTCGGATGCCATTGCCAACTCAACTGCGACTATCGATAAGGCGAACGCCTTGGCTCCCGTGCTCCAAACGCGCGCGCAGTTTGGCACTCAAGTTAGTCCAGGCTCCGACTTGCAAGCCATTGACGGCGCGGTTTCTGGGTTCCTGAACCACCCAACCTATCCGGGAATGGATTTGTCCGTGCAGGACGCCCAAGCATTGAAGCAGGGGACGTATCGAGTTCTCGCGAAGAAATACGGCCAGCTCGGGAGCGCAGATACCGAAGCGCAAAAGGCACTCGCTCGCGGACTGAAAGACCAGATCGCCGCTGCCGTGCCCAGCGTGTCTCAGGACAATGCACAGTTGTCGAATCTTCTGAGCACACTGGACGTGATCCAGCGCCGAGCATTGATGGAGGGGAACAAGAACCCCTTCGGCCTCGGCTTGCTGGCCCCTTCAAAGGCCGGGCTTCTCGGGTTTCTCGCGGATCGCAGCGGTGCGCTGAAAGCACTGGCGGCGCGCGGGATGTATTCGGCTTCTGATGTTCCTGTGACGGGGCTTCTGCAAAACCCCGCCCTCATCCCGTATGTCAGGCAAGGGTTGTTGGCTACCGAAGCCAGCCCATGAATCCCGCAATGAACGCCAGCACGACCAGAACAGCCGCCTTGACGAGCATGTAGCCAACAAAAGTCATCCCGCCAATTCTAGCCACAGCCCGCCCCTGAGCGGGCTTTTTCTTTTCCGAAAGAGCCATCCCCATGTTGAGAGCAGTCGCAAATATCCCCCTCTACATCGGTTCGTACACCTACGCAACCCTG